ATTTTAGTCGTGGTGGACAGGGAATTAAATATTTAAATAACTACATTTTATTTTTAAATGCAGCTATGGAAGGATTTAAAGTACCAGGTAGGGCACTAGGAATTGATTTAAGTCCTGTAATTAGACCTGTTAAAAATCCTACAGCAAATGGAAACACATTTGAATTTGGAAGTTTATCTGAACAATTAAAAAAATATATGACACTTGGTATTAATAATAGAGGTATAACAGGAAAAACTTTTGATGTAGTAGGTGGCGGCCCTTTAGCTACAGCATTAAGAATGGGTGGATTAATAGGTTCATATTTCGTTATCCAAGAAACATGGAATAAATCTTTTAAATTTGAAGGAACTCCTTTATATTACGATATTCCTGAATACATTAGATACAACAGTATGATATTTATGTTGCCACCAGAAAAAGATGAAAATGGTGATTTAATTCTTGACCCAGTAACAGGAAGACCTAAACCTAATTATTTAGTTATTCCTCATAGATTACGAGAATGGAATTTACCTTTTCAAGCTGCAACATTAACATCAGAATCAATGGATGAAGTAGAATCAGCTCCTGATATGTCTAAATGGTGGGCACAAATTGGTCAGTCTACTTTACCTGTATCTGAAGTACCTATGCCAGAAGTATTTACTGTAGGTACAGAATTAGTTAGTGGATATGATACTTGGAGAAAAAGTCCTATTGTGCCTGAAGATGAACAAGAAGGCTTAATACAAGACCAGTATGACCAACAAACATCTAAATCTATTCGTGAAGCAGCAGGTATATTAGATGACGTTCCTGCTCCTGAACCTATTGCAGATGTTATTGGTAGCCCTAGAAGGTTAGAACATTTATATGAAAGTGTGTTTGGTGGTGTTGGTACAACAATTACAGATGTAAGTGATTATGTAATAAATGTGTTTAATGATTTACGTAATGCTGAACCTAGACCTATGGAAGAACAAGTTGCTAAGTTTAGAGATGAAATGAATCAAACAGAACGTACTGAATTTATTACTAGTTTAACTGACAAAGAATATAAAGACTTTCAAAAAGAATTAAAAGAACCTAAAAAAGGTGTTCCATTTATTACTGCTTTAGGTCAGTCATTTAACCCTCAAAGAGGTGGAGCTATCTTTAGAGGAAGACAAGAAAGACTACAAGATGAATTTGGTTTTTCAGCTAAAGAAACAAGTAAAGCTATAGAAATAGCTAGAGAAGTTAATTTTGAATTAAAATTAGAACAAGATGAAAACGATAAAAAATTAAGTGCTTGGAGACAAGGGGGAAGAGGAGAAAGTGTATTATCTCCTTCTGAATGGCGTGAGGCTCGTTCTGCTAAATACGATAAGTATGAAGGTGCAATGATAGGTATACAAAAAATGTTTAAAAATTCTGTTCAAGCAGGTACGCCAGAAGAAAGGGAAGAATATTATGACCGATTATATAACGCATCAGTTGCTGGTAAAAATGGTATTAATTTATTAGTTGCAGAATTTAAATCTATTAAATTAGAGGAAACTCCTGACGCATCAGATTGGGATAAATACAATGCAACTAGAAATGATTTTAAAGAAAACATTAGATTAAGGGCACAAACTGAAGGTGATAATACTTATAATGAATTTATAAGAAGACTTGAAGCAGACGATACAGAAACAGAAAAGATATATCAAAAAGCAAGTGAACTTTTATCTGAGTACTGGAGTATAGGAAACAGTCTTGATGATTTGTATTCTGGTTATAGTGCTAGGTATCCTCAAATAGCTCAACAATGGAATGACTATTTAAATGCTGACACAGGAACAAAAGCTCAGTTAAGACGTAGTAACCCACAAATAAATTCATTAGTTAAAAGACGTAGTGATTTAAGAAAACTATATGTTCAAAGAAGTTCTCCTGTAGTAGATGAAACTTTAGCTTTTTGGTACGGAGATTTTTATAGTCCTGTAACGCCAGGTGGCAGAGAAGTAATAAGTAGAATTTATGGCAGAGCTCCATCAACAACAGCAATTTCAAACGTAGGGTTTATTCCACGTTGACATTAGATGTATACTATAAATTAAATTATATGAGGTATTAATAATGGTTAATCAGGCAGAACAAGATAACACAAGTAGTGTTGAAACTACTCAAGACAATAATAATGGAGACACATTAGTTGATGTAACTTCAGAGTTTGAAGGAGCTAACACGTTTGAAGACGCTCCTACTACTACAGAAGAAACAACTGATACTCCACCCCCACCTGAAAATGTAGAGACTCCAACAGAAACAACAGAACAACCTGTTGAAGCTCAACAAGCAAACACTACTACTGAGACTCCTGAAGCTCCTAGTATGCTTCAAGATGATGGTAAAACTACAGAAGAAAGATTGCGAGAACTTGAAACTAAAAATGCTCAATACGAACAACAACAACAGCAATCTCAACTTCAAGCACAAGCATCACAGTATGCTCAACAATTAGAAAGACAAGGTTATTTGCCAGACCAAGCAAATCAAATTGCTACTCAATGGATGGCACAACAAAGTCGTGAATCACAGTTGTTAGAACAACAACAGCAACAACTTAAATACGTACAAGGGCAAGCTGCAGCAGCAGAACACTTTGCTACTAAGTATGATTTAAAGTTAAGCGACCTTGCAGAATTAAAGAAATATGACTCTCCTCAATCTATGGAAGAAGCTGCAAAACGCATCAAAGACATTAGAGCTAAAGATGCAAGAATAGCAGAACTAGAAGCAAAGCTAGTACCACCACAGGAATTTGACAGTAGTCAAAGTACACCAGGTGCTTCTAATAGTGAGGACAGTTGGTTAGACAAATACAATTCAGGTGACAGGTCACCTAACGCACTCGCCGCAGCACGAAGGGCTGCAGGTTTAGGGTAGTAGTTGTTTAACAAAAACAGTGGCACGAAGGGTTACTGATTGAAATAAAACTTAATATTTAATCAGGAGGGCTATCATGGCTCAAACATCAACAACTGGCAATTTAGAAAATGCCCAAAGAATAATACTTAGTTCAGCTCGATATACAGAAGAGCACAATGCACCTGCATTAGCACTTATAGAACAGTTTAGTCTGCCATCAGGTGCTAAGACAGTTACTGTTCCTAAAGTAGGACAAATGTCAATGAGTGACCTACAAGACGGAATAGACATTGTTGACGAAGAAGATATCGGAATGACAACTATTGACCTTACAGCTAGTGAGGTCGGTGCTAAAGTTATTCTTACAGATAAACTTGTACGACAATCAGCCGATAATGTTTTCTCAATTATTGGAAGACAGCTTGGTGATGGTATGGCTAGAAAGAAAGATAAAGATGTTATCGCTCTTTACACAGGTTTAAATGGTGGTACTAACCTTGGAGCAGACGGAAGAAACTTTAATGCTGCTAACGTACACGCTATTGTTTCTAACGCTAAAGCAAACAAGTTTGGTTCTCAACTATATATAGTTCACCACCCAAATGCTGTTGCAACTCTATCTAAAGAAGCAGCAACAACTGCAGGTAACAACGCTGAAATTACATCAGGTTGGTCAGCAGATTTGCTATCTAACTTCTATAGTGGGTTACGACCAATTAATGGTGTTCCAATCTTTGAAGATGGAAACATTGAAAAGGATGGAAGTAACGACTCAGGGTATGGTGTTATTGCTGACAAGACTGCATTAGCAGCTCTTACTAGCGTAGAGACTAGAACTGAAAGGCAAAGAGATGCTTCTCTTAGAGCTACTGAAATTGTAATGACAGCAGATTATGGTGTCTTTGAATTAGATGACAGTAAAGGTGCTCCAATATTATTTGAAATTGGTGACTTAGCAACTTCTTAAGGAGTAATAAATGGTAGGAATAACTGAACGTAATAAACAAAAGTTAGAATTAGCTAACGCTGGTTTTGCTATGAAATATATAGATGATTGGCAAGCTAAAACTACGTTGTATAGACATAAACCTAGTTATAACAACGAAGGTGAAATTAGTGGAGCTGTTGGTACTACTATAACTGGAGTACCTGGCAACCCTGATTATGTATTACGTAAAGCTAAAATAGGGTTGTTCCCTTGGAAACCTGCTGAAAGTTGTGAATGTCAATGGTGCAGAGAAACTGATTGGAAAGCTTTAGAACCACAGACTGTTACAGGCTTTTGTGACATTTGTGGTTTTAAAGCAGAAGCTAAAAACACTTCTGGTTTAGGAGCTAAATTAGCGTTCCATAAGAAACAATGCAAAGAATCAGCAAAGTCTGATGTATAATAGAATCCTGAAAGTTGTAAAGATTGACCGAGGCTTTCAGGGTTCTTTAAATAAAATCGGTTGGTCGCAGGGGTAAACCCTGTAAATAAATAAACCTTTAGGAGGTTTGATATGTCTTTTAATCCAATTCAAGGTGGTCGATATGGTTTTGAAAAAATAACCACATCTGACCAACGACAAGTTCTTGGTGCAGAAATGGCGTTCCCTGATGGCAGAAAGTTTCGTTATGTAAATAACGGAGGAACTGCAATCGGAGAAGGTTTAGTTGTAGCTTCTGAAGCTCCAACAGGTCATCATGACGAAGACTTGGTGATTACAACTAGTCCTTCAGTAGGCGATACTACTATCAGTGTTACTTTAGAAGGTACAGCAGCAGCTAAAGATTTGTATGCAGAAGGATACTTATTCTTTAACTTAGCTAGTACTACTCCACACGAAATGTACAAAATTAAAGGTCATCCTTTGATTGCATCTAGTGGTACTGGAGTAATTACAATAGATGAGCCTGATGGATTTCAGACTGCAATAACTGCAGGTACTGATACAGCAGGTCTTATCAAGAGTCCATACAAGGACATTGTTGTTGCTCCTGCTGCTGTTGCAGGTAGATTTGTTGGTGTAACTTGTGCTGACCTAGAAGCTGACTATTATGGTTGGGTTCAGGTAGCAGGTATGGCTACAGCTAAAATTGATGGTACTCCAGCAGTTGGTACACTAGTAGGTGCAAGCTCAAACCACGCAGGTCAATTACTTGCTGTTGGTGCTGACACTACTCCTGCTCTTGCTCGATTACATGGTAAAGCCGGTGTGGACAATGAGTTCCATACTGTAATGCTAATGAACCTATATTAAATTGGGTTCTATCGAACTTTGGACACCTCAAGGCTCTACTTACGTAGGTGGTGATACTGCCGGTACTAATGCAGAGACTGGGGTGTCCATTGTTGTGCATACGTTTCAATTTAAAGACCCTGAGACAGGTCGTTCTCAGGTAGTCAAAATTCCTGCTGACCCAGATATTTCTAAGGCACACATAGAAGATATGGCAGCTCAAGCACTTGAGAACTTTTTAATTGAGTGTAGAGTTAAAGACAAAAAGAAACCTATTACTGCTGAACAAAGAAAACAAATAGGCAAACAGCTAGAAGAATTTAGACGATATGCAGAGAAACGTAGAGAAAGTACAAACAATAGAATATATTATAGAGGTATTTAATGGTCAATAACAATGAGGCAACTAGTGAGTTTAAATTAACAACTGAAGATATTAATGTAGCATTTCAAGCTCATCCTGAAGCTGCACAAACAGCACAAATGAATTTGTTAAAAAGATTAATTGTTGAAAAAGATAATTTAATCACAAAACAATAC